TCCGGAACGCCTATTACCAACAGACCAATTGAACTATACACCACAATTAAAATGTTAGCACCAAATCTGTTCGGATCTAAATTTGAATTTGCACAAGAATTCTGTAATGCAAGGCACAACGGATACGGGTGGGATTTTAGCGGAGCAAAAAATACCGAAAAGCTACACAAGATATTAACTGAAAGTATTATGATCAGACGATTAAAATCAGATGTTTTAAAAGATTTGCCTGCTAAAATGCGCTCAGTTGTACCAATGGAAATTACAAACCGCAGTATCTATATTAAAGCCGAATCAAATTTTATTGATTATCTGAGAGGAATTGATCCTGAAAAAGCAAAATCAGCAGAACGAGCAGAAACATTGGTACAGATCGAAGGATTAAAGCAATTAACGATTGAAGGCAAAATCAAAGCCTGTAAATTGTGGATTAAAGAACATCTGGAAACAAACGGGAAACTGGTAGTTGGATGTACACACAAAAGTACAATTGATCATCTGATGGATGAATTTGGCGATATTGCAGTAAAACTCGATGGAAGTACATCACAAGCAGATCGGCAAAAAGCAGTTGATACATTCCAGACAGATGATTCTATTCGATTGTTCGTTGGTAATCTACAAGCAGCAGGTGTAGGGATTACATTGACAGCTGCTTCCTCAATCGCTTTAATTGAATTACCATGGACTCCGGGCGCTGCTGATCAATTCGAAGATCGCATACACAGAATCGGGCAGGAAGCAGATTCAGTCAATGTTTATTATCTGATTGCGGATAGAACCATCGAAACTGAAATTGCAGAGCTGCTGGACAAAAAACGGAAAGTATTGAAATCAGTATTAGACGGGCAGGAAGTGCAGGAAGAAAGCCTGCTGACCGAATTAATCAATAAATATAAATAGGGAGAATGAGATGAAAAGAGAGAAACAGCACGCAAAGGCTTTGCTATTAATGCTCGAAAAAGGAAATAATATTTTAGGATGTCCTCACAGTGAATTACCATGGAAAGAACAAAGAGACACGCCTATTCCTTGTCATATTTGTCATAATTTTATAAACCCACCTGCACATGGGTGTCCTTGCAATATACTTGGCTGCAAAGAAGCAGTAAAACGCACCTGGATTGCACTTGAGGCGAAAGGATATATTTAATGAACATTAAAAAATATGAAAAACTACTAAAACAAAAGGCATTCTCATTTGCCTGCTGGTTTGGCTGTAGTCCCTGCTCCATTGAAGATCAATTACGGGATTTATTTATTGACGCCATACAATCATATAAAAAAGAAAAAGGAGCATCATTCGCCACATGGCTGAATCGAATACTTTACAACGGCATGGTAGATTATATCAAACAACAACAGAAATACTCGAAAATGATCTCTGAGAGCGTATATCATGGCGAAAAACTGGATTTCGATAGTGAGCGCAGGACAATCTTTTTAAATGAACTTGAAAAACTGTCTGATGCCAGCCAATATATTATCATAGAATTGTTCAAAGGCAATATTCCAATTGAACACAAAAGAGATTATAAAGATTCAAAATGGGCAATTCGAAATTGGCTAATCGAGCAAGGCTGGAAAACGAACGATATCCGATTTTCTTTTAATGAAATCAGTACAGCAGTTAAAAATATGGGAGGATAATATGATCCGACGAAAAGTACCTTTAAAACGAAAAAGCACAATGCAACGAAAAGATGAAATCCAAGAAGCGCATAAATTCAGCCCAATGAAACTTGGATTTCCAAAAGGCGGACACACACCCTATCCACCTGAAAACTGTCCTTCGCCACGTTTCTCAACCAACGAGCAGGGCGTAGTCTGGGTGGATAACGGGCTGTGCCTGCGGTACTGCGAACATAAACGATGCGCAGAATATATTGAATACAGGGATTTTATCAGAAACAAAATAGCACTAACGGAGGTGAAGTGATGTTACCGCGTGAGTTTAATATAAAAGCAAAAGAATTAAAAATACCAGGTTTTACCAGGACATGCTCAAAAGTGTGTATGACCTGCGATTTCCTTATACCTAATAATTGGGGATATAAATGTGCCAAATTTCCTGAATTATTTGTACCTTTAACTTCGCTTACAATAGTATGGGAATTCACCTGTCCGAAATGGACAAACACAGAACTGCCAAATGGCGGACCGGCCCCAATATCGGGGATTTAACATGGACATAATTAAACTGTATACAGATTTCAATATCCCATACCTGACCGAAGGACATGCACATTGTATGGACGGGTGGGTGAGTACGCCCTGCCCACTCTGCTCAGGCAATCCCGGATATCATTTAGGCTATAATCTGCAAGGTGATTATTTCGTTTGCTGGCGCTGTGGGTGGCATCCCGTTGAAAAAGTATTGGAAGCTCTTATTCACGTTTCTCGCAACGAAACTAAGGATTTAATAATAAGGTATAGGGGGAGGACTAAAAACCGTAAAAAACGGGTGTTAAAGGCGCAGACAGCATCAAGAAACAGTTTAAAATACCCATCTTTGATAGGTGAGCTGAGAGCAGGGCATTTAAATTATTTAAGAAAAAGGGGGTTTGTTGCAAATATAATTGCTGGACATTACCAATTACAAGCAACCGGGCCAATCTCGTTACTTGGAAAAATGAGTCTGCCGTGGCGATTAATTGTCCCGATTATCTTTAACGATAAAGCGGTATCGTGGCAAAGCAGGGCAATTCGGGATTACGCTCTGAATAATCCGAAGCAGAAATTGAAATATATTACTTGTCCAAAAGAATATGAAGTCATGCACCACAAGCACATTCTATACGGGTACGATCAGGCGAAAGCATTTGATTACTGCATTGTCTGCGAAGGCGTGTTTGATGTCTGGCGATTGGGTGCGCCTGCTATTGCTACATTTGGGACAAAGTACAAAATGCAACAATTAAAATTATTGAAAGGATTTAAAACGGTTTTTATAGCGTACGATCCTGATCCTGCCGGAATGATTAATGCAAAGAAAATGCAGGCGCAGTTACGGTGGGCTGGAGTAAAGGCATTTATTATGGATATGTGCTGCGATCCTGGCGGTATGACAAATGAAGAAGCAAATCAATTTTTAAACAGAATAAAGGAGATGTTATGAGCACACCACAATGGATGCGAAAAATTCTTAAATCAAGTATCAGTAAAGCTATACATGCAGATACACTGGGGTTTAAAACAAAAGCAGAAATAATAGATAGCATTTTTCGTCAAGTGCTGGAAGATATGGAAAAAAGTATGTCCTTTTCAAACGAAACAGCAATCCCAAACAGCCAAGTGAATGGGGATGCACCGAAACAGCCGATTCAGCTCGAAGACTTCATCAAAATGCTGCAAAAAAAGAAAACTGAATATATCAAAGAAATTTCACGAGACCCTACGGGGATAAATAGACAAACCATAATCTCAGAAAAACAGACAGCAGAAGCTGAATTAAAATCCTTCCTGCGCTTTCTGATTGGACAAACTAACCAATATGCTCGACTACAAGCAGAACAAACAAATTTGCAAAAACGTATTGATAAAAAGAATCAAGAAATTGAAGAATACGTTAAAACCCGATGGGAATAAGGAGGAAATAAATGCATAAATCAACTGTACTGCTGTTCCTAATTGGAATATTTATCTGCATGGCTGACGCTGATCCGCTATCATTATTTATCTTTTCAAAACTGGTCGGGCTGTTGTGCATGGCTCCTTTGGTGGCAGAAATCATTATTAAGATTAGAAGAGGAGAGCTGGAATGACTAATTAATTTTATTATATATAATTTTTTACTTTACTTTTTTAAAATATACTATATTATTATAGATAGTCTTCGCGGACTCTGACGTTAAATAGCACAACAATATATTTATAAGTTCCGTAAGAGCCTGTACATGGGGCGGTGAGCTTCTTTGATAAATTCTATTTTGTTGTGTGGCAGTACAAAATTGAGCGTATCAGGGTCCGCGAACTCGCCGCACCATGTATGGGCTTTTTTATTTTAAAAAGTAAGGAGATTATTAATGTCAATGCATCCTATTTATACTTTGGCTTGCTCAGGGGAATTCAATCAGGTTTTTAAACCATGCCTCAGATTATTCGGGCAGAATCCCGGAACGATTTTATCATACTTTATTGGTAAAATGAATTTCTATTATACCAATGATAAATTAATTGATGATACATGGTTTTATAGAAAAAGACGGGACATTGAAATTGATACTGCTTTATCAAATGGGCAGCAAAGAACAGCAATAAAAAAGCTAATTGATTTACGAATTGTTGAAGCCGAGAAAAAAGACAACCCAGCAAAAATGTATTATAAGATCAATACTTCCATTTTAACCTTCTTTTTAAATGAATACAATATCTTAGAAAAATGCCTCAAAAATAATACACCAGATAAATTAACAGAATTCAGCCGCAAAGCCTTGCAAGAGTATAGAAGTACGAAAACCTTACCACAAGAAGTAATGAAACCTAACATCAAGATGTACGAAAACCTAACCACTATCTTATATACTTATATAAATAATTATAAAAATATAGAAAAAATTCCTTTTATTGAAAAACTTTCCTTAGAAACAACTCTTCTAAAAGAAGCATTAGAGAATTCTTTTCAAGAAGAACCAAAGAAAGAAAAATATCCAAAAGAATTAATTTCATTTCAAGATTCTATAAAATACTTTCCGGAAGATTATCAAAAAAATAAAGATTTCAAAAAAGCCTGGAGAAGATGGCTCATATATCGTCAAAAGATTTTAAAGAATCCGGTAGCCCTTTCAATGGTAAAAAGACATGCTAAAGAATTGCCAGAATTTTTTGATCTGCAAGACGCAATTGATAGGATAGGAGATGCTATTGATTCTAAGAAATGGCGCGGGCTTGTTTTTAAAGAAGATAAGAATCCTGTTAAACAAAAAGGCGGCAACGGAGGAAACGGCAAACAGCCGGAGCCAATCAAAGAAGCCAAAATGATTATTGATGCCTTTGAAATGGAATCCCCAAACATCAAACGATTAAATACAGCAGTACAGGAAACAGAAGCCTATTTGGATAAGTGGACAAATAAATGGTATGAGCAGCGCAAGGGTACAGAGGCTATGGATAATCATTATTGGAGCATGGCAACTATCATTCCTGGCGTTAAAGAAGTGTATGAAAAATATATTGAATCTCTTAGCTGGGTAAATGGGCAACCGAATGAAGCATTATTTGATTTTGGGAATACACAATTTATTAAATTCCGCAAACAATACCAGAAGAACATTTCTGGTGTAAATTGGGAGACAGGGAGCAACCTATAAGTGGAACAGGAATATATAGAGCGCAGGATCACCGTAGGTGCGATTGTCAGCACTGAATTCCTTGCTCTTATGTCTGACTATTACGAACCGGATTACATTGAATCTCCAGAGGCTCGCTTGCTTCTAAGCTGGTGCCTGGATTATTTTAAAAACCATAAAAAAGCACCGAACAAAACCATTCAGGAAATATTCTATGTTAAGAAAGCTGATCTTGAAGAAGACCGGGCTGATTTCATTGCAGACGCTTTGGCGGATATGTCTGATGAGTTTGATGCTGAAAAGTTTAATTATGATTATCTGTGGACACAAGTAAAAAAGCATTTCAAAGCACGACACTTGGAATTACATTCTGACCGGATCAAGGGGCATTTGGAAGTAGATGATGTTGAATCAGCCGAAATGGAGGCAGAACAATATCACCCGCCTAAATCAGTTGAGGTTGAAGGAATTTACCCGTTTGAAGATAGAGCAGCAGTCAGACAAGCATTTGAACATGATGTACAGCCTTTATTCGGCTTTCCTGGACCTTTGGGGACAATAGTGAATGAAGAGTTTGTACGAGGTGGATTCGTTAACTGGTTAGCTCCTGAGAAGCGAGGTAAATCCTTCTTACTCGCAGAATGTAAATTCAGGGCAGTAGCAGAAGGAAATGATGTTGCTTTCTTTCAGGCAGGGGATATGTCAGAGGGACAGCAGATCCGCAGGGAAGCAATCTGGCTTTCTAAACGATCATATAAAAAGCAATACTGTGGTTTATTATATGTGCCTGTTCTGGACTGCTTAAAGAACCAGATGGATGAATGTGATGCAGAAGATGGAAGCCTGAATGATTGTGCTTCCCCATTTGAAAGGGAATCAAGCGCAAGTATTAAAAAGAAAACATATGAAGATTATGTGGCCTGTTTTGAAGATCATCCAGAATACAAGCCTTGTACCAAATGCCGAAAGAAATACGGGTTTCAGGCAGCGATCTGGTATAGGAAACGCCCGCCTGTTGTACCTCTTACCGGAAAGGAAGCGGTTCGCTATATGTTTTCATTCGGGAAGAAGTACAGAGCAAGGGTGAAGCTGGCCACATATTCAAATGAAGCATTAACTACTTCAATAATTCGGAATCAATTATGGCTGTGGGCGCACCGTGAGAACTTCGTGCCGTCTGTTATTATCGTTGATTATGCAGATATTATGGGGCCAGACAAAGACTGCGAGAACAGACCATTCAGGGAACAGGAAAACAAGAAATGGCAAAGGCTCCGAGCGATTGCGCAGGATCACTCTTGCTTAGTTATGACAGCCAGTCAGGGAGATGCGGACAGTTATGATAAAAATGTGCTGACGGCAAAGAACTTTTCAGAGACGAAAGCAAAGAATGCGCATGTAACCGCTGGTTTCGGGCTG